ACCCAGAGGTTAAAGCTATTCTTACGTAATCTACTACGTGGATAAGCAAACCCACAAATATCACATTCAGCTTGTACATGTTTTCCTCTAGCCATTTGTTACGGTCCTGGATACGGGGGAAGCCAAGAAGATACAGGCACTGCCGAAACAAGGGACGGAACCTGTGGTCTAGGGTCTTTAACAACATAGTCGTCCGTTACCCTGGCGATTCTATTTTGTGGGTGATTCTTCTGGTCAAACTTTCCTTCGTAATCTGATGGACAAACCATCATCCCATAACTATTCTTCTTTAAAGTTCTTAGCTCGTATCTGAAGCCACAGATGTCACAAAGACCTAATGCTTTAGTTGCACCCATGTCACTACCTCAGACGAGGGAGAATGTACATGCTGGCACGTTCTTTATCCTCTTCCTGCGCTCTTAGCAATCTGTCTTCATACTCACCCTTAATCATCTGGATGCGGCCTGCATCTACACCAGGACGTTTCATTGACATGAAGTAGGCAGTCCCTGCAGTTAAGCAAGGATAGAACCTACGAGAGATGTCAGCAGTCTGAGAAGACTTGGATACATCTTGGAAATACTTTACAGTTTCAAACTTAATCGCATCTGTGCTATTCTCTGGTACAGGCCATAGGAAGACACGAGACTGGTCACGCTCTCTACGTACAGCAAACTGCGTAGGACGCCCTGTCTGCCCCTTACGAGGGACTTTGAGGTACTCTTCCATGCTGATGCGTTCTAGCTGCAGGTCGATATTGTCACGGTTAACCACAGCCTCCAGAACGTCAATGTTCTCTTCTCCCAATACATAGGAGGTAACGCTGGTTGTAACTGTAACAGCAGTAGTGCCAATTGTCCACAACTGGATGCCACGGTTTTGCCAGTCTTGTAGCAGCAGGTTAATAGAACGACGAGCAGACTTAGGCTCGTTACCAAGCGTGGCCTCACCACCAATCATTTCTAGGGCTTCTTCAATTACTTCGTCAATATCCATTGAGAAGGTATATGTACCTGACGTTGCCATTCATGTTCTCCTTTAGTATAGTCTGTTATGACCAGATTGTTTGCGGTCAGCCTTTAAGCTAGCTGTCTGGCCTGTGCCTCTTGGACTAGCAGAACCAGTAGAGTTTCTTTTACGACCACCTACCTTTCTTCCAGGTTTGCTGACTTGTTGGCTGACCGCAGACCTACCTATAGCCATTACCACTTAACCTTATCTGCCCAGTATGCTGCAGACATTTTGCCCTTAGCAATGTTCTTTCCGTGGCGAGCTTTAAATGATTTACGCTTTGCCTTCATACGTGCTGACTCACCTGCTTTTGGTTTGCCCGCTGTGCTTGCACCCTTCTCTCCAAAGCGAATAGTCTTAATCTTATCGCCTTCCTTAGCCACAACAATGTGTGATTTCTTTGGGTGACCAGGAGTACGCTTTGGTTTATTGAAACCACTTACACCTGCACGTGCTAATCTTGAATCTTTTTTCTTAACTGCCATGTCTTAGTATAACCTATTATGTCCTGAGATGGAACCACCTTTTGCAGCGTTTCTTACTTTAGCCGTTTTTTTAGCTATAGCTTTAGGCTGCTTAACGAACTGTTTTCCTTCTGCTCGTCCTTTTCTTTTAGCTGCCGTAGTCTTCGCATACTCTGCTTTTGTGAGTTTAGCCCTCGCCTTTTTTGGTAAGTACCTTTCACCTGTGGCCTTCGCCCCCTGCGTACTTGGCTTACCACTCTTGGTTCCCCATTCTTCTTTTGTCCATTTGCTTAATGACTTTTGTTTCTTTCCTTTACCGCCCTTATAACCACCACCTGCTTTCTTATAAGCAGCTGCGACTAACTGAGCTTTACGTGCTGACCACTGACCAGCTGCTCCACCTTTGCTACCCGCTTTAATACGAGCAACAATGCGTTTACGAAGTTCTGGTTTTGTGTACTTGTTTTCTGCCACTTGCTTTACCTTGCTCCTTTAACGCCTTGCTGTTCTTTGATGCGTATTGCTTTTTACTCTTAATGTTTCCGCTGGAAAGAGACTCATAGAAAGCATATGTTTCGCTACCATAGTTAGGCATTAGCGTCTCCGTGCAGCACCAAAGCCCTGGCCTGTAGGTTTACCACACATAGAGCCGCCCTTGGCTTTCATTACCGAACCTGATTCCTCTTTAGATTTATTGTATTCAGCTTCCATGGCTTCCAAACGCTTGTCTTCTTCTTTCCTTCTTTCTTCTAAAATCTTAAACTTTCTCATAGCGTTTTCTTTTGTGCCACGATTGCCCTTAACAGTTTCTGATACCCCACCACCTTCTTGTAGGTAGCCCATTTTATTACGGACAGGAGTAGGTAGCTTGGAAAGACCTTTATTCTTCTTTGGTACTTTTTTCATTACTTCATTGCCTTCCCGTATCCACGAGTTGCACAGCCTACGCCCTTAGGCTTGCCTACTTTACCACCCATATTCTTTTTAACTTTTCCGCCATAGGCTTTAATATCAGAAAGACCTTCACGAATCAAAGCGCCCGAACCTTTTTTACGGGCCTCTTCTACTCTTTTCTTTTTTGCAGCAGACATAGGCTTGCTAACTGTCTTTTTTACTTTTGGACTTTTTGTTTTTCCTACAGACTCTAAACCTTCTTGAAGCTTAGACTTAGCGGTACCGCCAACCTTTGCAGAGCCGCCTAATGACACAGGACCTTTAGGGCCTTTACGTTTAGAAGGCTTTGATTTTAAACTTGTACTGGTAGAATTACTTACACCAGCAGGGTCAGCTTTAATTCCTCTTTTTTTATTAAGCATAGAAGTGTAGTCAGTTCCGTCATATACAGCTGGCTTACCCTTTCGGACATTACCAATTAATCTTCTTTTTAATCCCTCTTTAAATTTTTCAAAATCGTAATCTTGCTTTTCAACCTTGGTCATTTTATTTACAGGCTTTAAACCCTTTTTAGTCTTGCCTACAAACTTACCAGTTTCTTTACTCACTTCCGAAACACGTTCAGGAACAATTGCTCTTTCACCTGCTTTATCAATTCTATTACGGTTTAGAGATTTGGATACTTTCTTCTTTTCCTTCCTAATAAGATAGTCTAGGTTTTCTTCCTCTCTTGAATAATTTTTCTTATTTTTACTTAATCTTTTAACTTCATTGCGCTCAGCCTTTAAGTCTTCAAGCTTTTTTGTAAGATTTTTCTTAGCTGCTTTCTTAACTGCGGCTTTAGTCGCAGGAAGTCCTTTTGTTACTACTGCTTTAAACATTTTATTTAGTTCCCTTCATAGCCTTACCGTATCCACGGGTTGCACAGCCTACACCACGAGGCTTTTTGTTTGTTTTTTTCTTGTTAACCGAACCACCTTTTTTGCGGCCAAGCATTTTCATTCTGTCATCAACAGTCATGGGAGCATCACCCTCACCCCGCATAAGTCTGGAGGCTTGACTTGCTTCATATTCAAACATAGGGTCAGGAGAAGAGCCACGCTGTGCGCCCTTGCTTCCTACGTCACGGCCACCACCTTGACGAGCTTCACGAGACATCCGTGATTCAAATGCTTCTGAAGACTCACGACCCTCCGTAAGTTGTTTAGCCTTACGTCTTTTCTTAGGGTTAGTAGCTTTCTTAATGCGCTCACGACGAGATTTAACTGTACGGCCCTTCAACTCTTCTGCCATTTCTTTATCAAGTTTAGCTTGAGCTTCTTTGCTTACTACACGTTTAACCTTAACAGGCTTCTTAGCCTTAGTTTCTGTTTGTTTCTTACGCTTAGCTTCAGAACGCTTAAAGGCAGCAGTTGCCTTTTCCTGTTTAGTCATTTTCTTTTTCTTAATGGACTGCATAGCACCTGCCTTTTCAGCAATCTTTGCATCTCTTTCTTTTTTAAGTCTAACAGCCATACGACGAAGCTCTTGAGAAACTGCTCTTTTGCCGAATGTTTTTTCAGCAGCTGCTTTCGTCCCGCTTTTAAGAGCCTCTTTAATCTGTGCAGCCTTGCTTATAACGCCTACCATTTTAGTTTCCTCCTGGAGTTAATGTGTTGTCGCCACCTGCAGGGGAAGAGTTATCTTCCATGTCATCACGGCGTGTTCTTCTAGCTTGGTTTCTTAGTAAGTCCATTGCATTCTTATGTTGCTCTTGGTACACAGGAGTAACAGAAAAGTTTTTCATAAATGTTGAGGCTTCAACCATGCAACCATAAAATAGAGCATCGTAGCATTCGTCTGAGAAATAGTTATTCTGATTAGCGCTGGTTAAGGCAGCTGGTTTAACTGTATACACAATAGAGCCACCATAAGTAGCGCTTGCAGTAGGAGCAAACAAAATTTGACTATTGGTTTTTCTAGCATAATACTTAGGAGTTCCTGTGCTGGCGCTTACAGGCCAGTAGTCATTAATAAATTCGTCTGTTCTTTGAAGCAAAGCAATCTTAGTGCCTGCATCTTTAAGGTGAATATTTTTAATAACCTTTGTTCCTGTAGGCAGTTCAAATATATTTTTACCTGCAGAAAGGGCAACTGACGTGGCAGTTACAAGCCCATAGTCATCTAGGGCTTTTATCATTCTATCTTCGACACGATTGACCATCTTAGGAATGTAGGCAACAAACTCAGTGCCGTCATTCTCAGACGCTTCAATAATATCGTTTACGAGGTATGTGTAATTAGCCATAATAAATTGTTACCGTTGAACCTGCTGTAGGACATTGCACAATAACAGTACCACCCATACGGACACCTGTGTCTGTAAGGTAAGCTTCTGTTACATCTGAATTAGTTGTATTGGTAAATTTAATGATACCGCCATTTGAATTTCCAAAAGCATCTACAGAGGTACCAGTGATAATAAACTCACCTACACCCTGTGCATGGACGCCTCTAATCCGTGTTGCCTTTAGCGGTACACCACTAACTGTGTCTACAGCGGTATTAACCAGTGTAGTATTACAAGTAACATATGCTACTCTAAGATTTGCCGACATGATTCGCTCCTGTATAATAAACTTCGATGTGCCTATTATACTAAAAAAGGGCGTAGGATACAACTCCCACGCCCTTCTATTTTTTAGTCTATCAGTAGACTAGTGACTAGGCACCAGCGTTACCGAAGAAACCTCTCCAGTCTGACCAACCAAAGCTATAACGCTCACGAGCTTTAAAGCGAAGGTTACCAGTGTCGAAGTCTGGCTCCATCTTAGTCTGAAGCGGCGAACGTACGAACATTTTCGCACCATTTGGGCAATCAGTCTTAATGAAGAAAGCATTCGTATCGGTGAATCTACGGTTCACGTAGAAGCCGCCAGGGACAAGTCCTTGGTTACGGATGCTGTTGATGTCATTCGTATTTGTTACACCCGAATCGGAAACGATTGTGGTGGACAAAGCAGAGTTCAGAATCTGGTCTGCAGTGAATGCGAGGTCCGAAGGAATGTGCAGGCTTTCGGCTTGCGCACCAATCAGGATACCACGGTCATCTTTGATTTTCGAGATGCTAATCAAAGCAGTCTCAAGCGATGCTTCCGAAAGGTCAGCAGCGGCCAGCAAGTTGCTTTGGTCGCCATCGCCAATCGTTGCGTGTGAAGCCGAGAACAATGCGTCCCCGTCACCACCTGCATAAGCAGCGTTAAAGCCGTTGTTGAATACATCAGCAGCTTTTACTTGTTTGGTGTTTGCCATTGCACGGGCCAGACCTTTGGCACGTAGTTTAGCAAACGTATCATACAAGTTATCTTCCATTGCTTCTTCTGTGATGGCAAAGCCAAGAGCAACAGTCTCGTGTGTGTAACGAGCAGTGTAGCTTTCTTGGGCATCGTCATACGATACAGCAGCGCCTTCACCTTTTACAGGTGCAGTGCCGAAGCCTGTGAAGAGAACTTCTTCTTCAAATGCACGGTCTGAATTTTCAACATCAAACAACGGTGCATGTTCATCGGATACTTCTCCATACTCAACGCCAAATACAGCGTTAAGACCTGGGAGTAGCTCTTTGGAAATACTTCCTCTATTAATAGCCATTTCTAATTATCTCCCTTAGTTGGTTACCGTAACTGGTGTTGTTACCAGTACGTTAATGAAGTTCTGTTGGCTAACAGCACCCATTTGGACTTCCAAACGAGTATATGGGTCGCCAACAGCGTTACCTGGCTCATCGACAACGCCGATAACACGGAACAGGCCAGCAGCCGAAGTTCCGACACTACCTGCAGTGGTTAGAGCCGTGATTGTGGAACGACCAGTGAAGGTAGAACCAGCAGCAATATTCGAAGCTGCTACGTTTTTACCAACGATACCAGCAGCAACGGTTGTGTCCGAGCTAATGATATAGGTTTGACTTGGGTCGTCGTTTACCAAACCGACAATATCGGAAGCCGATACGCCAGAGTAGTAAGGTTTAAAGTATTGCTCCCCGTCTGCTACGTAACTGCAGCCTTGGAATGTACCAATAGGCATTTCAGTCGAAGTAACGAGTGGAACTAGCGAGCCGCCAGACAAGCGTACAGGAGTACCTGTATACATTGCACCAGCACCAGAAGCGATTGGGTACGAAGTTGCACCACTGCTCTGAGGCGAGTTACCACGAACACGGGAAGGAGTGATACCAGTAATTAGTTTAGTAGTCATTTTATTAATCTCCTAAGTTGTGAATCATGTAGCCAGACTCTGTAGCACCTTACTCTTAATCAAAAGAGGGTGTACGTCCTCTGGTTACGTTTGTTTTGCTTGAGTTTCGAACAGGCATTTTTCTGTCACTTGCATTTTCAAGTTGCGAGTTAACAGCGTCCACCATATTGGCAGATGCATCTTCGAAATGACGTTGCCGTGCTTCTGCACGTTTGATGGGCATTTTGGCAAGAGCCAAGTCCCCACGGCAAACAG